CACCCATGCTTATGGTCTTTTCATTATGCCCTCAGCTTCTGCTGCTGCCGGTGCCACTGGTTCTCTTGCTGCTGTAATTTACACAACAGGATCTGCTGCTACTCTTAGAGGGATTCCAGCAGGAGGAAGTGTTGTAACTTCTTCTACAGCTCAATTAATTAAGTCACAAGCTTCCGGAAGACCTAGTACTTTCAAGCTTGATATTTGGTCTTCAAATAGTGCTTATGAAACTTACACTTTTCACTTTGGACCAGATCAAAAACAAGGATTTATCAGAGATGTACTAAACACTAATCCACAAAAAATTAATTCAACTAACTTTGCCACAACTGAATCTTACTTTGTCGGTGAGACTTTTGAGCAGGCCGTTAAAGAATTGGTGGATGATGTATCTTCTTCCGCAGGTCAACAATATGGTATTCTAATGCCTCTAGTTTCTGGGTCTACATCTTATTTGTCTAATGTAAAGGAAGCGGCTGCTGCTAAGTCTGGCTGGATTATTTCTAGAAATGACAATCCTAGTAGCGCACCAAGTACTTGGTCGGCACAAGATGCTACAAAGCTTTTCCGTGTTGTTTCTCTTCACGAGGGCGAGTGGATACAAGAAAATTACGGAATTAAAATTCATGACTTGAACTTGGGCACTGTAAGTAAACCAGATTCGTCTTTCTCTCTAAGTGTTATTGACGCTGCGGGAAATGCTATTGAAACATTCTCAAATCTTAATCTCAATGAAGCCTCAGCTAATTTTATTCTTAAGAAAATTGGTGATGAAGATCGTGTATGGGATACTACAAACAAAGTATTCAATATTACTGGTGATTACCCAAATCGTTCGAACTATGTTCGTATTGAAATGTCTGATGCATGGAAGGCTGGACTATCTGATAGTTATGCTCTACCATTTGGTTTCTACGGACCTTCTAAGATCAAAGGATTCACTCTAGCTTATGGTTCCTCTGGGGTTCATACATTCGGAGATACTGAAAATGATCTCGGAACTCTGGCTGTTTTAAGTGCGACCTTAGACTCCACCCCAGACGCTGGTGACGAAGTAACTTTAGTGCTAAACGGAGAAACACATACTTTTACTTTTAATGGGTCAAAAGCCGCTGCTGATTCTGATGTTGCTTTCAATTCCAGCAATACAGCAGATCTTGGTGTCAGTGATTCACCTGGAAAATTTCCCACAGCTGATAGAATTTTAGCATTGATAGCTACATTGGGCGCATACACAGCACCAGCCACCGGCAACGGAACTCTGGTCATAACAGCAAAAACACCTACACCTCATTTAACTGTTCCTACTCCTGGTGGAAGCGGAGCCAACCATTTTTCTAGTATTACTAGTACTCCCGGTGTTGATGGTGACGATGCTAATTTGCATGCTTGGGTAAAAGGTAATGCTTACAATTATGGTACTGCCGGAGATGCTGATGTATTTGCCTCTATGCCTGTTGCTATGACAGCTTCTTTCCTTTTTCCAGATTTGAGACTTACAGAGGAAAGCTCTAAGATGGGCGGAAATTACAATAACACAGACGTTCATGGATTGCGACATGTATGGGGCAATTCAAATTCCTCAAATAAAACTGCATGGAGTAGCGGAGATTACTCAGATTTTGCTAACGGTTTACCTGCTGGCCTAGATGCTCATTCAACTGCAAACTCTACAGAAGTTAGTCAAATTTTCACTCTAGACGAAATGAGAGAAGACGCTAATGGATTGTGGTATTGGGACTCTGGTTCTTTAGCAAGCAATACTTCTTATACATATACAAACGCCAGCGGCTCCAAAGGATTGCTGGATAAAGGTGTCAAGCAATTCAACGTTCCTCTATTCGGAGGATGTGACGGACTTGACATTACACAAGTTGATCCTTTCTCAAGTGCTGTTGTTCTTGACGGAAAAACAGTTAAAAGTCACTATGCTTACTACACTATGGATAAAGCTATTGAAATAGCAGCAGACCCAGAATCTATTAGATATGACGTAGTATCTATACCAGGTATGACTGACTCTGGACTTCAAAATAAGATGATTCGTAAAGTTGAAGAAAGAGGAGATGCTATGGTTGTTATAGATATGGACGATTCTTTCTTGGATACCTTTGAGAATTCTGGTGTCAGAAGTGGTGGAGAAGTTGATAGTATACTGGCAGAGGCTTCTTCTCGCGACTTAAATACAAGTTATGCTGCGACTTATGCACCTCGCTTGAAGCTTCGCGACACTCTTTCCGGAAATGACGAGATTCTTATTGTTCCTCCATCAGTTGGCGCAATTGGAGCTATGGCCTTCTCAGAAGCTAATTCTGATGGTCCTTGGTTTGCTCCTGCTGGTTTTAATCGCGGTGGACTTAGTGTTCTCGGTGGAAACAGCGGTCCAAGAGTTATCGGTACACTTAAGACTCTATCAAAGAAACAAAGAGATGAATTATATCAAGTTAATGTTAATCCTATTGCTCGATTCCCTGCTGTTGGAGAAATCGTTATTTTCGGTCAGAAAACACTTCAACAGACACCATCTGCTTTGGATAGAATTAATGTTCGTCGTTTGATGATTTATCTTAAAAAGAAAGTTGGCTTGATTGCTGATACAATTCTTTTTGAACAAAACGTTCAAGCAACATGGAATAGATTCCTCTCACAAGCTGATCCACTTCTTTCAAGTGTAAAAACAAGATTTGGTATCACAGATTATAAGTTGGTTTTGGATACCAGCACAACAACAGACGATTTAATTGATAGAAATATCTTATACGCAAAAGTATTTGTTAAGCCCGCAAGAGCCATTGAATATATTGTTATTGACTTTATCGTCACAAGAACAGGCGTAGAATTCTAGCCTGACACTAGTTATGTATACATATAGGAGAACAACATAATGACTTTTTGGAGTGAAAAATCAAATATTATAGAGCCTAAAAGAAAATATAGGTTTGCAATACAAATCATGGCTTTTGGAGATCTACCAGACACCACTACTTCGGTAGTTTGGTATGCTAAATCAGCTACGATTCCATCTTACACAGTTACCTCAGTAACTCATAAGTTTTTGGATAACCAGTATCATTTCCCGGGACACGTTGAGTGGAATGAGATCAGTGTAAAAATGGTAGACCCAGTATCACCAGATGCAGTTTTTGCAACACACAAAATTCTTATGAACTCTGGATATGTTGTACCAGCTACTCAAAATGGCTCATTTGCTACATTGTCTAAGAAAAAATCAGTAAACGGAGCTAACATTCAAGGCGTTATCCTTACCCAACTAAATGCGGAAGGACAACCTCTAGAGAAATGGACTCTTAATAATCCTTTCTTGACCGGTGTAGAATTTGGTGAGTTTGTATATGAGGGCGACGATCTGCGCGAAATAGATATGAAGATGAAGTATGACTGGGCAACATGTATGAAATACGATCCTGTAACTGGAGCAGAAATTGATGTATTTGATCCTTTAACTGGTAATGTTATACTTCCCCCAACACCATAATTTTCGGAGAATAGATGGCTTTTTGGTCTGAGAAAAAAGATATTGTAGAGCCGGTAAGACCTTACCGGTTTCGTATTATGGATGCAGGTTCTTCCCCAACAAGTCCTTATTATGAAGCAGGATATTGGTGGTGGGCTAAATCTGCTACCAAGCCTTCTTTTGAAATTAGCAAAGAAGAGTATACACTGATAAATCATAAGATAAAGTATCCCGGTATCTTATCGTGGAAAGACGTTGTTATAAAGATTATAGACTTTAAGAATGATATGTCTGTGGGTGGTCCAACAAAACAACATATGTTGTATTCTTTCATTAAAGAATCCAGATATTCTCTTGATAAGTCTAAAGACGGGATAGCAAAGGATAAAATTATAAAAGATTTTGTAATAGAACAATTAGATGCAGATGGTGGTGTTTTAGAGAAATGGACACTTAAGAATGCTATAATCACTGCGGTAGACAGCGGAGAATTGTCTTATGAAACTGAAACACTTTCAGAGATAACAATAACAGTTTCATATGATGAAGCTGAATTAACAGAATAACAAAGAGGTAAAAATGAGAAATAATCAAAATCGCTTCGGGGCAAAAGAACAAGCTCCCCAAGCACCCACTGAAGCTCCTGGTTTAAAGTTCGTAAGACCAACAGAGTTTGTAACATTGCCTTCTGGTGGTTCATACCCCGAAGGACATCCATTACACGGACAAGAAACAATTGAAATTTATTTCATGACCGCAAAAGATGAAGATATCTTGTCTTCGGAACAGCTCCTTAAAAAAGGACTAGCTATTGAGAGGTTCATGGAAAACGTTATTGTAGATAAAAGAGTTTCACCTTCTTCTATGTACTCAGGTGACAGAAATGCTATGATCATCGCAGCACGATCTTCAGGATATGGAAACGCCTATGAAACTCAAGTCAGTTGCCCAAACTGTCAGGCAAAAAGTAAACATGTTTTTGACTTAGATAATCCTATTATTAAAGAAAGTATGGAAAGTGAAGAGGATAATATGGTAAGAACTGAGGATGGTTATTTTCAAACTACAATGCCGGCTTCAAAATATAAAGTAAAATTTAGACTATTAACCGGTAAAGATGAAATGGCTATGGTTTCTGAGAAACTGGCTAAAAAGAAAACAAGAATTAAAGGACTTACTAAAACAGTAACTGGTCACTTTAAAAAGATTATAGTAAGTGTAGAAGGGTATAGTGAAACTTCTCTTATTAATCAATTTGTTGATACTATGTTGTCTTCTGACTCTTTTCATTTGAAGAAATGCTATAGAATAGCCAATCCAAACGTTGAAATCAAAAGCGATTTTGAATGTGAATCTTGTGGACATCAGCAGGAACTGGAGGTTCCGCTTAATGCGGACTTTTTTTGGCCTGACTCCTAAATATATGGAGCAAGTCTATGAGCAGTTTTTCATATTAAAGCATTTTGGAGGATGGTCTTTTATAGAGGCATACAATCTCCCTGTGGGTTTAAGATTATGGTGGATTAAGAGACTTAATAAGCAAGCAGAAGATGAAAAGAAAGAGTATGAAAAAGCTAAGAGATAAAACATATAGTGCCCTTATAGGGCATTTCTTTTATAAAACTATTTATGTTACAAAGAGGATTTTTTATGAAGAGTATTGATTTTAATTTGTTGAGAGAAACCTCTCTACAAGCCGTAGTAGGTAATATAACGAAAGATATATTGAAAGCGATGTATGGAGTTGACTTCAGAATTGATGTTGATTTGATTAATCTATCTGCTCTCATGAAAGAAGAACAGAATGAAAAGAAATTTTCTATTAAAGGGCACCCAGAACAAGTTAAGTCTTATATTAAAGCAGTCGCGAGAACAAAATTTTATCTAGACGCGATCATGGAAATGGGAAAAGAACACCCAATGACCATGAAGAGAAAAGCAGAGCTAGACCAATCAATATCGGAGTTTGAAAGTGAGACAAGTGTCTCCTGGCCTTTCAAGCATGAGGGATAATAAATGAGTGAACAAACCCCCGAACAGTTGGCGAAGCAAAATGAACTACTGAAACAGCGTATTGAACTTGAAAAAGAAATGAAAAAACTTAAGGGAGAAAGCGTTGAGCTGACGAAAGAGGAGATATCCGATCAAAGACTTTTATTGGCTCAAGAGGCTGAGAGGCAAGCTAATGCTGGTGACATGGCGGCTGCTTTTGATGCCTACAACAAGGCACTTGAGGCTGTACGTGACACTGAAGAAGCTTTAAATGCCGAGGAGAAAAATTTACAAAAATTGAGAGAAGAAGCTCTTAAGGCAGAGGGAGAAAGATTAAAGCAAGTCCAGCAGGAGATAAAAGAAGCAGAGAACAAAATAGCTATAAGAGAGCAAGAGAAGAAACAGTTTGATGAGATTATAGTAAGATTACGTGAAGAGACAAAAGAATATAGACTCTTATCTGATGCGCAAAGAAAGAATTCAAAAGACGCTGAAGGATTTTTCTCTAGCATGACTTTTGGCCTTTTGGAGTCCGGCATGGCCACTAAAAATGTTGTCTTTCAGTTTGGGGATCTTACCAAGAGAATGTTAAAGTCTGAAAATGGTGCTTTAGAATTCGCTTTGGCTTTTAAAAATGTTGTTAATGTTCAGAACTTAGCAACTGCCGCTTTTAACACCGTAGCTAAAGCCACATTGAGTATGGCAACACAGTTTGATAATGCCTCAGCAAAATTTGCAGCGACAACAGGATTGGCTAATAGTTATAACGATGTTCTTATAAAGGTTCAAAAACAAGGGAATCGATTTGGCATCACAGCCGCACAAGGCGGAGAGGCTATGGCTGGCTTATTAGCCGGTTTCAACGACTTTCATAGAAGTGCCCCAGGGGTTCAAAAGGACTTAACGCTAGGGGTTGCTTCATTAGGGAAGCTCGGAGTATCAGCGAAACAAAGTACAGATATGTTAAATAACATGAACAAGTTTATGGGAATGTCCGGTACCGAAGCTCTCGCTGCTTCTAAGAAAATTGGTATGATGGGAACCAAGATAGGTATAACAACTTCCAAAATGTTATCAGACTATGATGCTTCTCTGAAGACTCTTGCTGTATATGGAGATAAGTCAATAGATGTGTTTACTGGAATCGCGGCGGCAGCAAAAGCCGCTGGTGTTGAAACAGGAACACTTTTAGGAATGGTTGAGAAATTTGATACTTTTGCTGGTGCGGCAGAAGGTGCTGGAAAACTTAACTCTATCTTGGGTTCTCAATTATCAGCAACAGAAATGCTAATGATGACTGAAGACGAAAGAATAAAGACGCTAATCAGCACAACTCAAGCAACCGGTCAATCATTTGGATCAATGGATAAGTTCACACAGAAAGCTATAGCGAATGCGGCTGGTATCACAGACATGGCAGAAGCAAATAAAATCTTTGGTATGTCTATGTCGGAATATGAAAATTACGAAGCTCAAATGAAACAATCAGCGAATGCCCAAGCAGAATTTGATAAAGTAATGAAAGACGTAACCCCAACCCTAGAAAAATTAAAATTGATTATGGGAGAGTTCGCGGCAGCTTTTGCTCCAGCATTAGAGACAATGGGAACAGTGCTTCAGTTTGTACTAGATGGCATAACAGAGCTAGATGATTTTACCAAAGGATACTTCGGAACAATAGTTGGCGGGATGGCTGGATTGTTTTTGTTTGCAAAAGGACTTGGGGCGCTCGGAACTCTTACAAATGTTCTTAGTTTAGGTATGACTAAAGGTATAGGTACAAAAATGAAAGACTTCGTTGTTAGTGGTATCCGACGGGTTGGCCAAGCACTAGGTATAACCTTAACCAAAGCAGAAGCAGAAGTTGAAAAAGAGAAAACTAAAGCTCAGAAAGAAGGCACGAAACAACAGGAGAAAGCAAACAGTTCGATGAAAAGTTCTATCCCAACAATGCTAGCTCTTGGAGCAGCAGTGCTTATGATTGGTAAAGGTATTGGTCTTGCTGCCACAGGTATGGCTGAGTTTGTTAAAGCGTTCGCAGGTTTAACGGGCCCTCAACTTGAAGCCGCATCCACAGGTATCATGTATTTTACAATCGCGTTTGGTATATTGATGGCTGCACTCACCGCTATGGTCTTAGGGCCACAAGCCCTTGTTACAGCAGCTGCTGTTGGTGTGCTTTTATCAGTAGGGGCAGCTGCTTTAATGATTGGTGCTGGGATTGGACTTGCTGCTCTTGGAATGGCTGAATTTATAAAGTCTATGGCTGGACTAGAAAAAATGGCTGGACTTATGGGTGCTCTTAGTGGAACAGCTGATATC